TTTCCTTCATTTACTTGCTCTGTATTTCCAACCTTCACCAGCACTTTTGTATGATGGGTTAATATTTATAATCTTCCTGACATAATCATCACCCTCCGACTTAGACTCTTTCTCAGACAAACTTACAGGATTAGTACTACGAACAATATCATAAGCCTCAGACATATCAATATATCTCCACCCTGGCTCTAAGACAGGAACACTGACATCACGCTTCTCAGCATCCCTGAACCATACATGAGTTAGCTTACCCTTCCAATCCTTAACCGTGTTGCCGTTCTTGTCCCTCCATAATCTTGCATTTGATGGTGTACGGTCTTGGTAGTAATCATAGAACTTCTCGGCAATAGATTGGTCGTAACCCTTACCGACAACATAAGATATAACCTCTTCAAGTGTAGGGATTCCTTTTTCCTTTTTCTCTTTTTTATCTTTTTCCCTTTTCTTATTGTATCCCTCTCGTGTACCCTCTTGTGTCTGTTCTTGCGTACTCCCTTGTGTGTTCTCTTGCGTTTCCAATCCGTAACTTATCGGCTCGTAACTATCGTAGTTACAGACAGTTAGGAGTGTGGTTGATTGTTTCCCTTTGCCTATAGTTTGCTTAGTTACCAATCCATCCAACTCAAGCATCTGAAAGAACTTAGTAACTGACTTTGTTCCTGTCTTAAAAATGTTCGCCCAAGTTCTAATACTGTTAGAAGACTGACCCTTATTAACACGGTAGACTTTGTAGCCCAAAGACATCTTACTGTCTGCGTAGTTGACCTCCATAAGTAGCGTAAGCCACCACTTTAGTTTCTTCTCATCAGACCATAGCCAGTGTTCGGCTATAGTCCTATCTATCTTAATCCAACCCATTGCTGTCTTCTTCTCCTCCGTCTAAGAGATTGTTAATTTCGTTCTTCATCTCTATCTCTCTGATTAACCTAGAGCAGTTGACAACCGATCCTAACGCATCGATTAAATCTATCGAAGCTTGACGTATATCTTCATCATCAAAATCTTCTGTTCCCGTAGACATAATTGCGGTGGATAGCGCAAGGAATATACCCTGGAGAGGTGTCCCCTCTGCGTGTTCACTACTTCCAATTTGAAACATAGTATTAACTACTAATGTTAGCTTTTCGTTTAATTCTCTTTCTTCCATTTTAATTTACTTTAATCATTATATATATTAGTATTACTGTTGTTAGGTTCATCATAAACCACATCGGAAAGGTGTATTTCTTAACACTTAGTGTATTTCGCTTGTCCTTACGCCTAACTTGATATCTCTTCATCTTATTTATTTTCTAAATAATTCCAACACAAATCTTCAAGGTCGTGACCTAATTCTCTAAGAAAATTAGTAACATCAATCTCTACATCTTCGTGTTTGAGCGTTTTCGAGTTAAACTTTTTAGTCTTCCAATACACACCCACATTATCAATACTTGCTGGGCATCCTGGGTCACCGCTACCGTCCGAGTAATATAGTACTGTCGCTTCTTCAGGTTGGTAATCAAATGAGATCATCACTTCTGCTTGTTCTATTTCTGTTTCAAATTCCATATTCATCTTATTTATTTTAGTTTAAAGTAACTCGTTAACATATCTCACAAACATAGGGTCTTTTACATCAATAAAGTCATCAGATTTCCTACTCCAGTAAAGTAGTGTCGTTCTGTCCTTACCGAAGAAATCTTTAGCCGCACGCTCCATACTTGATGTTCTACCATACTTTATCTCAGAAGCCTTGTAAATCGCCATCCTCTTTGTAGTGTTGTCAAATCCACGAACATTGTTCTGCTTGGCATCGTACTTAATTTGATTGCACATATTCACAATGTCCGCCTTGATAACATCTACCTCTTGTATGTCTATTGGCTCTGGGATGTATATCTGATTAACCTTGTCAATTAGATTTTCAACAGTCCTACCATTAACACCAATCATATCCCTCCACTTAGTAAGTATGTCAATGATTGCATCCTTCTCTTCTTTCTTCATCTGTCTATCTCTATTAGTATCCCTTCATTAAAAAACATTAAGTCTCCGTGTTCAAACCTATCATCGCCTCGCAAGTTAAGCATTGTCATCGTAAACTCGTATGCGTAATCGTAATCATTTAGCTCTAAGACAATCTTATTGCCCAAGCATTTGAATGTTTCAGCGTCAGGGTGTTCTGCCGCTACACGCACTGTTAGTTTAATACTTTCTTTCATTTCATTAGTTTTTTTAGTTGTTCTACTTTTTTTATCACTATCAAGTCTTTTCCTGTTACCATGTAATTATTGCTATTATAAATGTTCCTACCATTAAAAATATCGCTACGTTAAATAAAACTCTATCCATGATTCTACACCTTCTATCCATCCATCTATACCTGAAGTGTATGGAAACCCTCCTGGAGAAGGTATTTATGTTCCTGTCGTATCCTTGTAGGAAGTAACAAGACAGAGCCACAAACATTGTAATCCCAAATATCCACCACATTATTTCATCAGTCTATATACGCTGAACTTATTGAACTGCCTACCCGTAGCCGTAATGAATCCGTTGCTATTAAGTTTGTCTGCTATCTCTATCAGTTCCAGACCCTTATCCTTCAGTTCACTTGCGTATGGTCGTGCCATCCTAGTATTGCGATTGTTCTTGAATCTCTGTTTTATTACTTCTCCAGACTTTCTCCTACCCTCGTCTGTCAGGTTCTCAGGTGTTCCTAGTGAAGTTATGTTACGACCAGACCTAGACAGGTACATACCATCCTTCCTTATCCTTTCTTTTATTGAAGCAAGACCAGCCTTAGTTCTAGCAGATATAGCTTCAGCTTCACTTTCAGCTACAGATGCTAATAGATTGATAGTCAGCTTGTTAGCGTTAGGATTGTCGCAACAAATAAAGTCAACTCCTGTCCTACTCAGGCTCGATATGAAGTGTACGTCACGGGCAAGTCTGTCGAGTTTAGCTATCAGTAGCTTTGCTCCTGTCTCCTTGCATATCTCGATAGCCTCTGCGAGTATAGGTCGTTCACGCTTCGATGTTCCTGTCTCCTTCTCGGTAAACTCCTCGATGATGTCTCCGTTCCTAGCGTATCCTTGAACCATCCTTACCTGAGCCTCAAGACCAAGACCTGACTCCCCTTGTTTCTTGGTGGAAACCCTATAGTATGCTACGTATCTATTCATCTCAGCAAGTCATAAGGTTGTTGATGTACTGCTCTTGTTGTTCTTTTATTCTCATTGTTTATATGTGTCTATTTATTGAATATAATTCGTTATTTATTTCCTTTTCTGTTTGTAAGTGCTTTAGTATATCACTTGCAGTCGCTTTTTCCCTTACTATATACCAGTAGTCGTAGTCTCCAGTAACCCCGTACTCAGTCTCAATTACCGTGTATATAGATTTCTTGATATGCTCCACATCTATTTCGTCAAAGAAGAATAAGCCTTCGTTGTCCATTCTTTCTATGTCTTTATCGAAAGCCACCCCCTCTATCGTCAACCTCAACTCTATCTCGAATCCATCGTCATCACCTTCTGTATGAATCACCCAATCAACCTGATTGTACTTTCCTTCATCACCTAGTCTGTATATTATGTATTTATTTTTCATCTTTTATCTTTGCTAGTATTAGTGGTTCTTCTGTTTCTGTGGATGGATTGTAGCAATCTGGACACCCGTGATGATACACGTACTGTCTTGTTTCAGTTCCTACCCATCCGCATTTTGAACATTTTACTTTAACGCCATTTTCAGTATAGTACTCCCCATCGACCCCACTATATCCATCAGCCCACTTTAAGTCTATACCGTAGCCTCTTCTCTTCATCATGCTACTCCATGATAGGAATTGTTCTTTACTAAGGAACTCGGCTATCCCGTACTCTCGTCTACCTTTCTTGGTGAGGTGAAATGTTGCTCTTCTCATCTTGAATATCTTATTATTATTATCGCCAGGCACAATGCCATTACTAATATGTTTGCTATCAGTCTAATGTATTTCATGTCAAGAATCTTACTTTTTGTTTCTGAAGGAAGTAATTTGCATCATATGTAGTAAAGTCTGAGTGCAATCTTTTTACTAATGCAATCTCTCTCGGCTCATCTCTGTTGTAGTCTACGGTAATTCCTACGCACTTACAAAAGCAGTATTCATCGCTTCCACCTTCTATTCCGGACTTCCTTCTTCTAATTGATTCCGCCTCTGATATTAAGTAGACCTTTATGAGGCTACCTTTGAACGGTCTACTGATAAACTCAGTTACCGCTTTATCTTTCGATGTTTCAATTTGCAATTTTAGTTGTTCCATTTTTCTGTTACTTTTCGTTGTTTATATTCTTCTATCTTATCTACTACCCTGAACGCTACCACGTATAGGGCAAGTGTTATATACTCAATCGGTTTCATTTATTTCCTTTAGTTTATATTCATCTGCACAGTCATCTATAGATTCAAATATTTGACCTATTATCCATTCTCCTTGTAACACTTCATCAAGTACATCTTGAGCCTGATCGTTTGTAGCTTCAAACCTACCTTTCACATCGTCAATGTGCCACAGGTTTTCAGTATAGTACCCTCTGCTTGTTAGTTCGTCCTTTAATTCTTGCGTTGTTAAGTCTTTCATGCTTTCTATTTGTTTTTAGTTGTTATTGTTCCTGACATATAAAAATGAAGTGTAGGATGCTTCTCCCCATATAGTAATTAAGCGTGTACTAATACCCTCTTATCACTCTCGTACTTCTCTATGATGTTAAAGGCAGTAAGGTTCTTCTTGTATCCTCCACCAAACATTAGGTGGTGGTCATCTGACTTCTCCATGTGGTTAGTGTAGTAGGTTACCGCATTGAACAGCCCCCATAGTGTGCCGCCCTTCTCGGAAGTCTCACGCTCTAACGCCTTCTCAAAGTCTGATACCTGATTCTTCTTACGTGTACCGACCTGAGATTCCTTAGTGTTCATGTCAACATTAAACACATTAGCCATTACACGCTCAAGTATTGTCCTATCAATTACCACATCATTAAAGCGTTTGAATGTTTCCATAAGATTGGAGTCCTCATCCATTGCTTTCTTAAACTCGGCTACCGCTATTGCCAAGCGATCACTTGCAGTCAATGTATGTCTGAACTTACTAAGGTCTTTCATCGCCTTGTGGAAAGTGTTAGAGCAACTGATAACCGTGTTGGTACTACCGAAGCCTATCGAAGATGTACCATCGTGAGAGTTAAGGCAAGTGATGTGTCTCTTCAGCGTGTCAGAGCCAACGTGTTCATCTTTTAGAGATAACTGGTAGTATATCTTTTTACCATCTCGCATCTCGCCACCTCTGAGGTCACCGCCAAACATATCTTGTATGCCGACCATCGTGTCTGCCAACTCAAAGTTCTGCATCGCCTCGTATCGGTTACCGACAGACCCAAGCCAACCATTATTGTCTGACCTAAATAGTCCGAATGTTTCGGTAGGTAGTTCAATGATTCCATCGTCCGTCACCTTAGTGGCGATTAGTGGTTCTTTAGATACAGTCCAATTAGTTCCCGTTGACTGTAGTGTTTCAAATACTCTTTCTTGTTTTGTCATGCTTTCTATTTGTTTTAGTTTATTTTTATTTGTTTTTGAATGCTAAGTTGAATAATGGAATCAACACAAGCGCATACACACACCCTAATGTTATTCCTACTGCCATCGACCTGGTACTTGGGTCAACTATTGCCCCTAAGAAGTCGCTTATGCAGTTGCCTATTGCCGCACCTATTACTGCTGAGAGGAAAGGGTTGGTGGCTCTATTGAACCACTTGGCAATTACTACGTCAATCTCAAAGCCGATGAAGGCGCAGAAGATTAAAACTCCATTGTCTACCATCCCGTAGACGTTGCCTGATACTAAATCTATTTCCATGTTTTCTACTTGTTTTCGTTATACCATTTAATAAACTCAACTACTGCTTTGTGGGTAGCCTGTATTCTGCTCTTTACTGAGTACGCTCTAGATATGTTGAATCTAGGTTCACTAGCTTTTTTTATGTAGGTCGATGTTCCGTTGATTTCCACTTTTATTGGATTGTATTTTTCTATTGCTAAACCTTCAATTTTCTCAACTACTGGCATCAGCCAATCCCAAGATTTGTGGTACGTCATAGCAACATCAATCATTATGTTGTCTAGGTTAGTGTTTTTTGGGTAATTGTAGTTTAGAAAGTCATTTTCTTTCATTACTTTATACCCCATAAATTCTGCAATCAATCTGTTTGTATCTTCCATTATTTCTTGTTTTTGTTTTGTTGCTTAATAAATTCTACTACTGCATTATACTCTGATTCAATGATGCTTGTCTTACATACCCATGAGAATGATTCGTCATGGTCATCAGGTAAGTTGCGTATCTCTTTTATTCTATCTATCACAGGCATCAGCCAATCCCATGATTTGTGGTAGTGTAGGTCTACATGAGTACGATGGTTATTCTCCTCAAAAACAAACATTCTGTAACCCCTGTACTCGTAACTTTCATACCCCATAAATTCTGCAATCAAACTGTTTGTATCTTCCATTATTTCTTGTTTTTGTTGTTAATGTTCCTGACTATTAAAAGTAAACTTTACGGTAGCATCTTACTCCTTCCTTATCATATACAGTACATAGATCTGTAATGGTGGCTACCTTGTGAAGCCATCCGTTCTTGCAGTACTTTCGTACCACCTCGTAAACGGTCTTACCCTTGTGCTTCAATTCTGTCTTGCGTTCTGAAATTAGTTCTGTCGTTTGCATTGTTTTGTTTTTAGTTGTTATTGTTTGTTGTTTTAATTCGTTAGCTAAAGTAGTTGTGTTCCTGACACTAAAATGTCATCTACCTGACAAATACGTTAATAAGCACTAATAGGTAGTTTTTGGTTCTGCTCGAAGGACGTTCCTTCAACACTATCATCAGGATTAGTTACACCGTGGAAATACTTCCGTAGTTCGTATGCAATCTCCACAAGGTCATCGTCCTCCTTCCAATTATCGATGTTGCAATCACTCGCTATACCTCCGAGCATTCCACCGCCTAAGTAGTTTTGGTATGCAGTCATCTGACCGTTGTGTCCGAACTCCTGTAGGTCAATCTCTACGCCACCTCCACGGGAAGTAATTTTCTGTCTGATAATTTTGTCTTCAAATGTTCTCATAATTGTTCTGCTATTGTGTTTATGTTTTCTTTTAGATTCGTTCTGACTTTGTCATCGTTCCTGTCTCTTAATATTCGTTATTTAAATTACTTAGGTACTCGACCAATACCTTGTGGCTACAGAACTTGAACTCCTTATTCAACTCCTTTCTTACCTTGCTGAAGCTAATAGCTTCGCACTCTAGCCCCTCTAATACTATAGCACTTGGTGCTTCTGAATTGTACACTTCTCCTGAGAAGCTACGTCCGTTTTCAATTGTTTCGTAAATCATTTTGTTTTTGTTTTAGTTGTTTATTCAAATGTCTGTGTTCCTGTCCTATTAAAATGTCATCCAAATGACAATTACTTAATTTCTCTCTCTCCTATTATCTTGTGTCCATACTTTTGCTCCATTAGATTGCACCAATTATTGTAGTGCGCATCCCCGTTGAAGGTAATCTTGTACGTCTTGTAGCTACCTCTCCTGGTCTTAATATCTATTTCGTAATTCATATTCGTTAAAGTTTAATGTTAAGTGTTACTATGGCTATTAATACTACCGTAAGTACTGCGTAGATTGTATCTGAATGCCTTTCTAATGTTCTCATTTGTTATTATCCCAAGTTATTGATGTTACCTTTAGTTCGTGGTCTATATCAATTTGACCGTCAAGCATTCCTTTTAGCAAAGCCCATTCGCTTGTGCATTGTGGTCGTTTCAGACCGTACCTTTCGTTCAGTACGTGTTCACGTACCTTTCCATTGTTGTCCGTTGTTTCAAATTTGAATGTAGTCTTTTTCATTTCGTTTTGTTTTTGTGTAGATACTCATGCTTTCTGTATTCTATAGGTTCGATTTAAAAATTCAATTACTGGCTTTGCCAAGTCATTCTTGGACTTGTATACTCGCATCCCTTCGTCATTATACCAAACGTAGATGTAGTGTTCTACTCTTGAACCTCCACCAATCTTGTATTCTAGCTTAATTCTTGACTGTGGATACATATACTCAAGAGTTTTAAGTGAGTAATAATTTCCGTCTTGAATAGTGATTGTGTGGACGTTCAGCATAGCTTAGTGATTAAGGATTATGGTTAGGCTTTCAATGCTTCAATGATTTCTAATATGTCGATTGAGTACGTATTTGCGTAATCGATAGGTTCGTCATATTTGTAGCATTCCAATCCGTTGTATTCGGAATAAATGGTCAGTAATTTAAGTGTACTGATATCCCAGTAGAAGAGCCGTACTTCTTTTTCATTCTCGAAGATGATTGACTCAGTACCTTTTCGGTACGTTCCAATACTCTTGTCTCCTGACTTGACATTCTCCAAGTCTAATTGGATACAGTATTCTCTTATTTCGTCTATTGTTTTGCTCATAACTTCTATTTGTTTTAGTTTATTTTGATTTGTTTTTTTAGTGGGTAGAGCCGAAGCCCTACCCTTGTTCATATTAAAGTTGTGTCATACAGTTTGGGCAATACTCAAATGCATCTGCTACGGTATTTCCGCACTTGTAGCACTTGTCTGTATCTTCTACGCACTTAATCTCCTCGCCAATCTGAAGGTCGAATATCGCAATCTGCTCACGTTCCTGACCTACCTTAATTGCCTTACCTTTTGAGTATTCGTCCTTAGATAGCAGTTGAGCCACATCTAAGTAGAATTTACCTTCGTGTTCCCATCCACCGAGAATGAAATCTTCCCTTGCAAGTAGTGTAATGTGCTTGTTAACGTACTCTTCGTAATCGGATTCTGTAGGTAGCTTCTCGAATACGTTCTCAGTTGCCTTGTGGAATGCTACAGAATAGTTATCCGATCCATATACGTTACCGAAAGTTAGACTGTAAGAGAAGCCACCGTTCTCAAGTAATTCTGTGTTAAGTGTTCTTAAATTCATTTGTTCTAAGTTTAAAGTGTTAGTGTTTGTTTTGGTTTAATGCTTCTATTTCTTCATATAAATCATATCCAAATTCTTCTTTACATTCTTCCATAGAGTTGTCAAATAAATCATACACAACACCTTCTATTTCAAATTTAATCTGTACTACATCACCTGCTTTTACATCACTAGGTAGTACTATTGTTCTATATACTATTTTGTCTTGCTTGTTCATGTCGTTTTGTTTTGTGTTTCTTAATTCGTTTGCAATGTAGTTACGTTCCTGATACTAAAATGTAATGTAGATGACAATTACTTACTTTAATCTGTTATTGATAAACCAATATGCTTCCTGTACACCGTCTGTAGTTAGATAAACATTGCAGTAATCTGCACTATTACGGTCATCAGCTACATTTTTGTCTGCATTCCAACCAGTTCGGTAATATCTAATTGATAGCCCGTTTACGTGTCCACTAAAATCGATGAACCACCTTCCTTTTCTTTCGTACTCAGCACGTAGTTTATCCTCGGCTACTGCATCAGCTACTAATTGAAATAAATCTTTTATTGTTTTCATTTTGTTTTTGTTTTAGTGGAAGGAGCAATTGCCCCTTCCGTGTTTATATCTTATCCGAATATAGCTAACTTGTTAACTTTTCGCTCCAGTTTAATCAATTGCTTCAGAGTTTTGAAGTATTCGATTACCGTATCAATATCTCCAATGCTCAAATCTTCGTCCCAATGGTACTGGACGTTCTGCTTTTGGCAAAGAGCCGTGTCGTAATGATTAGTGTAGACCAAGCCATCATCGTCCAGTTCGTTAAACAACTTACAAGCCTCATCAGATTTGGTTTCTTTTTCGTTCGCTTCCAGTTCAGTAACTTCCTTGGCGTAATCGTTAGAATCGTTTATATAATTTCTCTCATCCCAATTTAGGTACAATGTACCTTTCAGCAGTAGCCGTTCGATATTTTCGAGTACTTCTTTTTTAGTCAAACCACCAGTAAGACCTTCGCAGTTTTCAAACTTGTAAAAGCTATTTGCATTCCATTCGCCAAGTGAATCATCTTTGCTTATGAAACATATTGGCTTATCGCCATTGTAAACTTCGTATCCCTTGACGGTTATAACTTCATTCCAGTCAACTAATTCGATTGTTCGTTCGGAACGTTTACAGGTAAGGTTGATTTGCTTTTCCATGATTTTTGTTTTTGTTTTAGATGTTAAGTTTATTGGGTCACCCCGTTTGTTTCTGAGAGCAATGTTCGGTATTAGGTTTTACGTAAAGTGTCGGCTAGATGACAAAAGTGAAAATAGCCTTGTAAGTAGCTGATTGTCAACACGTTAGAAATAAACCAAGCTAAATGGCTACGTGTGTACGTTGTTGCATATTATAGTAATAAGGTATCACGCACGTAAGATAACGTTCCTGACGTATAATACAAATAGTAAATGTCGTGTAGAAGACAATAGACAAAAACACACAGTAGGGTACACGTTGCCCTGAACTTAATTTCAACGCAAAAAAAGTTTTAATACATAGATACCAATAAGAACAGAAAACGCTTTAGATACAATGTTATATGGCTTAAAATGAATATAAGTAATTAAGACTAACTAAAGGCTTAAACCTAAGGTTCTTATGCATTGGTATTGGTGGTGAGAGAAGTAGGTGGAGCGTGAAGTATTATTCATTTATGCATAATCATTTACCTGGTAGCATTTACCTGGTAGCATTTACCTGGTAGCATTTACCTGGTAGCATTTACCTGGTAGCATTTACCTGGTAGCATTTACCCGGTAGCATTTACCTGGTAGCATTTACCTGGTAGCATTTACCTGGT